TGCTTTTCAACGTTATAACCCATCTCTGAGAATGACGCAGTGCCAATATATGGAGTTCCATACAAATCATACAGATACTCAACATATTCATTTGCCTGCTGTTCATCAGGACCAAATGCTTGAGGTTCAGGATTCTCAGGAGGTTCATTATCAGAACCGAATTCCTGAGGCTTAGGTTCTTCCTGATCATTAATGTATACTTTGCTCGGAACTGCAGCAAATGAAGGAGTTTCTTCAGGAGCAACTTCAAACTCTTTGTTCTTCGCAATGCAATCGGTCTGATACTGATCAAGTGCATTATCAACACGAAGTCCTATGTTATCCAACAGAGTTGCCATTGCACGAATGATGTTATCTTTGTTACCCTGAACATTTGTGTTCTCGGGAGCAATGATAAAGTCTTCATGAACTTTAATGGACTTGAGAGAATTATCTCCCATTATATGATCTTCCGGAATATGATAAATATGAGCCAATGACTCAAGAGCACATACAACATCAGGAGCCTTTGCTATAGCTGCTTCGATAACAGCTTTGGCTTCTTCTGTCTTATTAGGATGCTCCCAAGTACTTTCCAGATCCTTTTCGGTTTCTTTGTTCTCCATATCATCAGATTCAGTCACCGTCTTTCGATTCTGAGCCAGGGACTTTTGCCAAGATGATTGATCTTGATTATTTTGTACTATATTATCTGATTCACCAAACGACTTTGAAGGTCCTCCAACCTTTGGCGACGCATTAAACGAACTTTGATAATGTTCTTCGGGTTGTTTGTTTGGTGCGGGAGGCGGTGAACTCATCGCAGCTTTATCCATACTTGTTGTTCTTTTTACATTTGCAGGAACTTCTGTTTCTTCTTGTATACTATTCTGAACAGTATCAACTACAGATGCTCCAAAAGGGGTACCATCTGCACTATTAGCAATCTTTGCTTTGTTTACAGCATTTTCTAAATTTGATGCATTGGATTTGATGTCAGGTTTAGGAAGCTTATCAGTTTCCAGAGTTATATCGAATCCCATTTATATCAAACTCCTTTCATATTACTTATTTCTGATTTGATTCATTCGATTCATCATGAATGTTGCTATCAAACAAATATGAGCTTTTACAATTTCGCCATCATATCCATACTTTCTACGAAGCGGAATAACAACAGGCTTTCCAGGAACAGCTCTATCGACAGCTGTAGGAAATCCTTTTATTCGAGATATAAACTTTGTTGAGTTTATATCATCTAAAGTATTTCCTTCTTTCACTATAAACACATAAAAGATTCCATCTATTATCATTCCGATATCAGAAATATCTATTGACTGTGCATATTTGTAAAGTTCATCTTTCTTAACGGATTTTAATTTGGCAATGCCTTCATAAAGTCCAGAAGTCTTCTTAGCATACAATTCATCTTTTCCGCGAATCAAACCCACAAGCTTATCTCTCAAATGAATGGTATTTCCGGTCAGAGTGAATTGATCAAAAACATCTCCATCATTACCAACTTCTTTATTTTCCTCAATATTCTTATAATACATCTTGGCGAGTTGATACATGTTCTGATTGTATGAATTTCTCAATCTATTTAAGAAATCAACAACAACCTTTGGAGATGGTTTTAACAATAATGAATTTCTGTAAAAGTTCCAACAAGTATCAAGAGTAGAATCAATCCAATCTAATAATGAAGCGGATTGAGTGATCTCATACTTATTGGACAAATGTGAATATGTATATTCCATTGCCTTTGGATTGAAATTCAATTTCTTCTGGAAATACTTAACGAACATTCTTGAATATTGTGTAACTGACAATTGTTCCTTTGCAGAATCTTTCAGCTTACGATAGCCTATCTGCTCTCCAAATACAATTACCAAAACATGAAGTACCGTAATCGGTACTTCAGTTATGGTTTTAAAGTTATTTGTTGCATGAACTTCTTTTGTCAGTTGAACAATCTTTTCTTTGAGAGAAGCATTTGTAAAGTCGAATAATGCCAAACAGTTATCAATGTATTTCTTCGGCCACTTAACAGGTCCTGTTGGATAATGCTTTGATAACATATCGGCATTTTCGGATAAGAAAGTAGCACCGTATTCAATATATGCATTTCGCTTTTCCGTTATCTGCATATTTGTATATACAACTTCCATCAGCTCTTCCAACACCGGAGATGTTGAATATGCTTCTGTGATTATATCCAGTGCTTCTTCTTCAGTGAATTCTTCCTCAAAAAAGTTAAACATGACAAATCACCTTTTCTTACTTATTATGGCGATTCTTCTTGTTCTTCTTCTTTGAATTCTGATTCTCTGTCGCAGTAGGAGTCTCCTCTACTTCCTCTTCAGATTCGTCCTCTGTAGTATCCTCGGTTTCATCAACCACTTCCTCTTCAACAGCGGGAATAGCAGTCTTAGCTACCTCAAGTGCTTCATCAAGAAGACCCTCAGCAAGAGTGATGTCATCAACAGAAGCTTCTACAGGAGTTTCCTCTTCCTTGATAACTTCGGTCTCGATACCAGCTGATTCTGCCTTCTCAATCAAAGCTTCAACAGGAGCCTTCTCCTCTACCTTCTTCTCAGGAACATCCTTTTTCTTAATAGGAGCAGCTACCTTTACAGAACCCTGATTAGCGAAGATCTGAGCAATGTTGTTCATTGTGATAATATCAGGAGAATCAGCAAGAGTAACCTTGAGAGTTTTTACCTTAAGAATACGAGCAACCTGCTGCTGGTCAAGATCAACGTTTCTGACAGGAGCCAGCATTTTCAGTCCAGGGATAAGTCCCTTACCAAGAATATTTACATTCATTATTAATTACCTCATCTTTCATTTAATTTCGATTTTTGTTCATCATTTCACGAATCTTGTTAATTGCATAATAGGATTCTGAAACCAAGTCTGTTTTCAATCCCATAGCAGCAAAGAACAAATCCGCCTGTAACAGTGTAGGTTTATCAAGAATACCAGTTTTGATATTTTCCAATTTAACGGAACCTTTCTCCGAAATTTCTTCTACCATATTCTGATATTCATTAACATTATCTCCACGAGCACCAGTAAACTCAGAAAGGATTTCTTTTGCTCCAACTCCGGCAAGCAATTCGTTCTCCATTCCAGTCATAGTACCGCCCTTTGAATCACCCTTAGCTTCACCTGTCATCTCATCGACATCTGAATCTGACAAGATAAGACCCTGCTTTTTGGTGACCAATTGCTGTGGTCTTTTTATGTTAAGATAAGCTACCAGTACAGGAGTTCGTGATCTTATTGGGCGGTTCGGGTCACTGGAGATATGTGGCATATAGATGTATTCAAACAATTTTAGATGTAACAAATCCGCAGCTTTCTCAACATTCTCAAATTTGATCTTTCTATTTTCAGGACCAAATTCTTCAATGTCAATTCTGAGATTACTTTTCTTATCTCCAAATAACTTTTGGAAATACTCATCGAACTGTTTGTCATTCATTGTCTGAAACATGTTTCGATATTTCTTTGCATTCACTCCAGATGGATCGATAGTACTGACAACATCATCAATTAATTTTTCCATCTTTTTTCGTTTGTCAGAAGTTATCATATAACCACCTTCCTTTCTTATTCAACATATGCTTTCTGAATATATAATTCTTTGAGCTTATTATATGAGATACCTATGACAACTCTGTTTCCTTTAGTACCATATGTCGATCTTTCAGTTCCTGATATTTCAAGAACTAAAGCGTCAACACCATCTGATGTTTTATCAAAGTAAACATCAACTGTTACTCCAGCAATAGCAAGCATATCACATTGCTCTGCTATTTTATCTTTTATCACAATTGGAGTATTTGGATCATCAGAATATTCCATCAAATATCCTTCGATATTAATTCCTAATTCAGGAATTGAAGGATACTGTCCAGGTTTCATCATAAGTAATGTGAGTATGACATTAACACACATCTCAAACGTTGAAATGACTTTTGGTTTATACATTGAATCAGTATCCATTAAACAGTCATATCCAAGTGGTTGAAAAGAAGGCGGGTATTTATTCTTTATTTCATCCAATGTCATACCGATTATATTATCAGCATTTACCATTTAAATCTCTCCTTTCTTAAGTTGGATGATTGTTATCAGTCTTCACATATTCAGATAAGAATTCATCATATTTCTTGTCAAGAATTTTGATGTAATAGTGTCCCATCTTCCTACATTCATTTTCCATCATAGCATCTTTTCTTCTCTCAATATCCCTGAGATGTTCCATATAATTATCATTATAACCACCTTGCTTGATTTCAACATGTAAACTCAAAGAAGGAATAAAGAAATCCGGAATGTAGAGATGTGTTGTACCATCTTTCCACTTGTACCAGAAGTCAGTTGGAGATGGAGCTATGATATCATCCGGATCCCATTCCAATGACTTTAAGAACTTCAAGAAATCCTCTTCATAACTACCAATGATTCTGAAGGTATGTTTGTCATCCCATTTAAAGTCTTTGGCATCATGATGATTGTACAACATCTTTCGTTGCTGATCAGCTTCATTCAGAAGATGTTCTTTGCCGTATACTTTCACCATATTTGATTTGGCTTGTTTTGTATATTCTTCTTTACATTTTTCTGAACAGATTCGACCGTATTTCAGTGTCTCTTCATTGAACTTAACATTGTTCTTTTTACAAACAACACACAGTCTTCCAACCGGTTTCTTCACTAATAAAGAATATGCAAATTCCAAAGGTTCATATTCCTCTGGAACTTGGTCGTTATGCTTTTCTGCTATATGATGACAATACTTTTGTTTGTCATTAAATATTTTTGTACAGAACGGACATTTTGTATTACGCAAATCATTTCAC